GGAATGGGGTTACGAAGGATTTATCGACAAGTATGGGTATCCTGTCTTCGATACCCCATCAGAACCGCTTGAAGGAATTGATGGTGAAAGAATATACACAGGAGTTATTGAGCATTGGGAAAATGAAGTTGATGGCTTAAAGAATGACAGTGATGCTTTAAATGAATACTATAGACAGTTCCCAAGATCTGAAAAACACGCTTTCAGAGATGAAACGGTAAACTCGCTATTCAATCTTACTAAGATATACGAGCAAATTGATCATAATGAAGAAATGACAGCTAAAGGCCATATAGTGCAAGGTACCTTTAGTTGGAAAAATGGTATTAAAGATACAGAAGTTATTTGGATCCCAACTAAAAATGGAAGATTTAAAGTATCCTGGATACCTAATAATAATATACAAAATAATATTATTTTAAAAAATGGAATTAAATATCCAGGGAATGATGGGTTCGGAGCTTTTGGGTGCGACTCATATGATATATCAGGAGTAGTAGGAGGCGGAGGGTCTAATGGAGCATTACATGGTTTAACTACTTTTAGTATGGCACCAGATATACCAACTACAAAATTTTTTTTAGAATACGTAGCTAGGCCGCAAACTGCTGAAATTTTTTTCGAAGAAGTTTTGATGGCTATGGTTTTTTATGGAATGCCTATTCTTGCAGAGAATAACAAACCAAGATTATTATATCATATAAAAAGAAGAGGTTATAGGGGATTCTCAATGAATAGACCAGATAAACTAATTGGTAACTTGTCTAAAACAGAATTAGAGTTAGGTGGTATACCTAATACATCTGAAGATATAAAACAAGCCCATGCATCAGCTATTGAATCCTATATAGAGGATTATGTTGGAATTAAAGATAGTAACCATGGTAATATGTTTTTTCAAAGAACTTTAGAGGATTGGGCTAAATTTGATATATCTAGGAGAACAGCATATGATGCATCTATAAGTAGTGGCTTAGCTATAATGGCATGCCGAAAACACATGTATAGGCCTAACGTTCAAAGAACAACAAAAAAAATTGGTTTTAGATTTGCTAAATACAAAAACGAAGGATCAATAAGTGAGATAATAAAATAAATATGGCAATAACTACAGGACAATTTCCTACACAATTTCCGAGTCAAGCGGTCTCAGATGAAGTAAAAACGTCTAGAGATTACGGTTTGTCTGTATCTAGAGCTATTGAACAGGAGTGGTTTAATAGAGATAACGGAGCTGGTATGTATTTTCAAACTAGAGATGAATTTCATAGATTAAGATTATATGCTAGAGGTGAACAATCTATAAGAAAGTATAAAGATGAATTCGCTGTTAATGGTGATCTTTCATATCTAAACTTGGATTGGAAACCGGTACCTATTATACCTAAATTTGTAGATATTGTGGTAAATGGAATGCAAGATAGACTATTTGATATAACAGCTTTTGCGCAAGATCCAATATCTACAGGTAAAAGAACTAAATTTGTCAATGATATCCAAAGGGATATAAATGCGCAAGGATTGTTAAAACAAATAGAAAATCAATTAGGTGTTAGTGCCAGAAATGTTCCTGAAGAAGATTTACCAGCTAATTCTGAGGAGTTAGAGCTCTATATGCAATTAGGATATAAACAAGGTATTGAAATAGCAGAAGAACAAGCTATAAATAATGTTTTTTTATCAAATAAGTTTCCTCAATTAAAAAAGAGATTTGATTATGATCTTACAGTATTAGGAATAGGAGCTGTTAAAAATACATTTAATAATACTGATGGTATAAAATTGGATTATGTTGATCCAGCTAATTTAATATGGTCATATACTGAGGATCCTAATTTTGAAGATTGTTATTACTTTGGAGAAGTTAAAAGAATATCTTTAAATGAATTAAAGAAACAATTTCCAGCTATTCCAGATGAAGAGCTTTTTGAATTAACAAAAAAAGGATCTAATTGGGTTGATTATAATCAAGATTGGAGAAATTCTAGTAGTACTAGTGAGATGGACAATAATAATACATTAACAGTCCTTTATTTTAATTGGAAAACTTGGGAAAACAATGTTTATAAAATTAAAGAAACGTCTACAGGTGCCTCTAGAGCTATAGCTAAAGATGATAATTTTAATCCACCTCAAGATAAAAGAAATAGATTTGAACGTGTTGCTCAAGCAAGAGAAGTAGTTTACGAAGGAGCTTTTGTTTTAGGAACTGATACTTTATTAAAATGGAAAAAGGCTACAAATATGATACGCCCATCTTCCAATACAAATAAAGTGTTAATGAATTATACTGTTTCAGCGCCTAGAATGTATAAAGGTAATATAACCTCTCTTGTTTCTAAGATGACCCCTTATGCTGATTTGATTCAATTAACACATTTAAAACTACAACAAGCTATACAAAGAATGACACCATCCGGTGTATTTATAGATGCTGACGGTTTAGCTGAGGTTGATTTAGGTAATGGAACTAATTATAATGCTCAAGAGGCTTTAAATATGTATTTTTCAACTGGTTCCATTATAGGTAGATCTTTAACTGTTGAAGGAGATCCTAACCCAGGTAGGGTACCCATACAGGAATTACCAGGAAGCGGTGGAGGACAAGTTCAGGTATTAGTTGGTGCTTACAATCAGTACATTCAAATGATGAGAGATGTTACTGGTTTAAATGAAGCTAGGGATGGTTCTGATCCAGATCCTAATTCTTTAGTTGGTGTACAGAAATTAGCAGCCGCAAACAGTAATACTGCTACTAGACATATATTATCAGCGAGCATGTATATAACGCTAGCATTAGCTGAGGCTATATGTTTAAGGTTCAAAGATGTACTCGAATTTCACCCAACTAAAAAAGCTTTTATAGGTGCTTTAGGACAATTTTCAGTTGGCTCATTAGAGGAAATGAAAAATCTTCATCTACATGATTTTGGTATATTTTTAGAGTTGATGCCAGACGAAGAAGAAAAATCTTTATTAGAAGCCAATATTCAAGTAGCATTAACTAGAGATAATATAAATTTAGAAGACGCTATAGATATTAGAGAAGTTAAAAATTTAAAATTAGCTAACCAATTACTTAAGGTTAGGCGTATTAGAAAACAACAATTAGATCAACAACAAGCACAAGCGGCTAGTGTCGCCCAAGCTGAAGCTCAAGGAGCTGCTCAAATACAAATTGAGGAGGCTAAAGCCCAAGCTGAACAAATTAAAACATCTTCAAAAATACAATATAGACAAGCTGATATTGAATTTGAAATTAAGAAACTAGAGGTTGAAGCTCAAACTAAGCGCGAATTAATGCAATTTGAGTACGAACTAAATGTGAAATTAAAAGAATTAGAACTTAGAGCACAAAAGGAATTATTAAATCAACAAAATGAATCTCAAAAAGAGAATTCAAGCGCCAAAATGTCTATTAAATCAATTATGGGGCCAGTAGACTCCGGAAAACCTAAAAAATCTTTTGAATCAAAAGGAAATGATGTTTTAGGTGGTATCGATTTATCAAGATTTTCGCCTAAATAAGTAACAAGTAAATATTTTATTATATATAATTATGGAAGAAACAAAACAAGAACAAACAATAGTAAAAGTAGTAGAAGATAATACACCACCCCTAACGCCTCAAGAAAAAGAAGCTAACGTATTAGAACAAGCTATTGATCAAGGGCAACTGGATAAAAAATATTCCGCAAAAGAAGTTGATGGAGTTGTTAAAGTCGATTTAGATAAAATACAAAAACAAAAAGAAAATGCCATTCAAGACCGAAGAGCAGCGGAGATACCTGTGGGCAAACGAACCGCAGATAGCCAAAAAGTGGACAGCGAAGTACGGGTCGAACCCAATAAGGAAGATACTCCAGTCGAACAAAAAATTGTTAAAAAAGAAGTAGAACAACCAGACAGTCCTCTCGAGTTGATAACTGAAGAAGAGGAAACTAAAAATGAACCGGTAAAAAAAGAAATAGTAAAAGAAGAGGTTAAAATTGAAAAAGAACCTGATATATTACCGGAAAACATAGATAAACTAGTAAAGTTTATGGAAGATACAGGTGGAACTGTTGAAGACTATGTAGAATTAAATAAAGATATTTCTAAATATGATAATACATCATTATTAAGAGAGTATTATACTAAAACAAAACCGCATTTAGATTCAAGTGATATTGATTTTTTACTCAATAAAAATTTTGGATATGATGCAGAGACGGAAGATCCGTCAGATGTTAAAGCTAAGCAATTAGCTTTTAAAGAAGAACTATTTAATGCTCAAAACCACTTTGCTAAAAGTAAGGAAACATATTATGCTGATCTTAAGTTAAGAAAGCAAAATGATATAGCTCCTGAATATAAAGAGGCTTATGACTATTACAATAAACAACAAGATTTAATAAAAGAAACTGAAATTTTGACAAAGGATTTTTTAAATAAAACTGATGCTGTTTTTTCTGACGATTTCAAAGGTTTTGATTTTAGCGTAGGAAAGAACAAGTACAGATTTAAAGTAGAAAATCCACTTAAAGTTAAAGATTTCCAATCTGATATTAAAAACTTTGCTAATGAGTTCATTGGAGACGATGGAACTGTGGCAGATGCTAAAGGATATCACAAAGCTTTATTTGCTGGACGAAATGCAGATAAAATAGCTAATCACTTCTATGAGCAAGGCCGTGCCGACTCAATACGTGAGCAAGCTAAATTATCTAAAAACATTGATATGTCGCCAAGAGTAGATAATACAAGCATTGTGAATTCTAATGGACAAAAAATTAAAGTTGTTTCTGGTGATGATTCTTCTAAATTGCGAATAAAATGGAATAAATAATTTTTAAAATCAAAACAAATGGCTTTTACAGTAGGGACACCGGCCGCGTTACAACCAACGCAGTCGAAAACAATGTACCCGGGAAATTACATAGATTTCACGAGTACAACATTTGACCAATGGGGTCAACAATTTTTACCAGACGTCTATGAAAAAGAAGTAGAAAGATATGGAAACAGATCTATCGGTTCTTTCTTGCGTATGGTATCGGCAGAAATGCCATCAACATCAGACCAAATTATTTGGACTGAACAAGGGCGTTTACATACTCGTTATGCTAACGTTATTCCTTTAAATAATGCAGCAGTATTACCAGGAGGTGCAGTTGCGGGTGCTATAGTTGCGGGTGCTTCAGGAACAGCTCTTAATTTTAGTGTACCAGTAGCACAACCATCAAGCATTGGAACTACTACAGGAACTGGTCTTGCTACAACAGCTGTTAACTTTAGAGTTGGACAAACTGTTATGGTTCAAGTCCAAACTGGAGTAGCTACAGCTATAGGTGGAACTGGTGAAGTTATAAAAGGTGTGGTTACAACAGTAACTGGACAAAACTTCCAAATAAAATGTTACGTACTACATGCTGGTATATTAATTGGAGATAGAGTAACAGCTATAGCTTACGGTTCTGAATTTGCTAAAGGTACTGGTACTTTTACTGAATCTTTAAACCCTAGTTATGCTACATTTAGTAATTCTCCAATTATCTTAAAAGATAACTATGCAATAAATGGATCTGACACAGCTCAGATTGGATGGATTGAAGTTACTTCTGAGAATGGAGCTAATGGATATTTATGGTATATGAAATCAGAACACGAAGTAAGACTTCGTTGGGAAGATTACTTAGAAATGTCTATGGTAGAGGGCGTTCTTAAAACTGGTGGTCAAGCTGGTGCCAATGGTATTGCCTTAGGGTATACTACAGGTGCTAACTCTATAGACGTTGTAGCTCCTAATCAAAATGCTAAAGGTACCGAAGGATTCTTCGCTGCTTTAGAAGCAAGAGGGAATGTATATCAAGGTTTTGGATCTCAAGCTGCTGCTCAAGTAGGTGGGGGAGCATTAACAGATTTTGATGCAGTTCTTAAGCAATTAGATAAACAAGGAGCAATTGAAGAAAACATGCTTTTCTTAAATCGTGAACTTTCTTTAGAAATTGATGATATTCTTGCAATGCAAAATGGTGCATATGTGGGAGCAGCCGCTTCTGCTCATGGTACTTCTTATGGAGTATTTAATAACAGCGCTGATATGGCTCTTAATTTAGGATTTACAGGTTATAGAAGAGGTTCTTACGACTTCTACAAAACTGACTGGAAATACTTAAATGACTGGTCTACTCGTGGTGGATTTGGAGATGTTGAAGGGGCTTTAGTACCAGCAGGTACTTCTACGGTATATGACCAACAATTAGGTCAAAATATCAAAAGACCATTCTTACATATTCGATATAGAGCTTCAGAAACGGAAAACCGAAAAAACAAATCTTGGATAACAGGATCTGTTGGATTAAGTCAACCTACTTCTGATATAGACGAAATGAGAATAGCTTACTTAAGTGAAAGATGTCTTATTACACAAGCTGCTAATAATTTCGTATTATTTAAAGCTTAATTTTTTTAACCATAGGATACGGGCCCTTCGGGGTCCAGTATTCTTATTTTATATTATTTTATTATGACTACAACAACTATAAGTTCCCTTAAGAAAGATTGGGAAATAAAAGATAGATCTTATATGTTAAAAGGGGAAATGGCTCCAATAACATATACAATTCAAACAAAGCACACAGCTAGAAAACCTTTACTTTATTTTGATGAAGAAAAAGGTGTTAATAGAGAAATAAGGTTAGCTTCGAATCAAAGATCATTATTTGTTGAAGAACAAGATGGTTATAGTACATTATCACATGTTATATTTGAAGATGGCATTTTAAATGTTCCAAAATCACAACCTAATATTCAAAAATTACTTTCAATATATCATCCAAATAAAATATGGTTTGAAGTAGATAACCAAATTATTGCGGAAGATGAAGTTGATGATGTTGAGTATCAATTACAAGCTTTAAATCTTGTTCAAACACTTGATATATCTCATTTAGAGGCTATTATGCGTACTGAATTAGGATCTGGAGTTACTTCATTATCATCTAAAGAATTAAAAAGAGATGCCTATAGATTTGCAAGAAAACAACCTGCTTTATTTATAGAATTATCGGAAGACGAAGACATTACTTTAAGAAATTTAGCTAACAGGGCTGTTGAAACTGGAATTTTACATTTAACTGATGACAACACTGTGTTTAAATTATCAAATGGTAAAAAAGTTATGACCGTTCCTTTTGACCAACATCCATATGGGGCTTTAGCTCAGTATTTTAAAACAGATGAAGGTATTGATTTAATGAAATCTATTACAAAAAAGCTCGCGTAGCTTAATACTTGGTGTAAGGTGAGAAATCAACCTTATACCACCAAAATTAATAACAAAAACAATTAGATGGTTAATATAAATAATGTATACCAAACGGTACTTGTTATAACAAACAAAGATCATCGAGGTTATATAACACCAAATGAATTTAACAGGTTAGCCGAACAGTCTCAAAATGAAATATTTGCTAGTTATTTTGCTAGAGAAGCTGGGTATGAATTAAATGCATTTTTAACTAGTGATTTTTCAAATCCGAGTACTTATTTAGCTGAAAAAATAAATGTATTTTATAAAAATGATACATTGGCTAAATTAAATAGTGAGTTTACTTATCCAGAGGATTTATATAGAGTAGGTGTCGTTACTGTTGATGAAATTGTCGCCGATAGGGCTTCTAATGAAGAAGTTAAATATATAAATTTATCTCCATTAACCGCCCCGGTTAAAACGCAGCCGGTGTATACATTAACTAATAGTGGAGTGGTTGTTTATCCTCCTACTGTAACCACTGGGGTTAAATTAGATTATCTTAAACAACCAGTTAGACCTAAGTGGGGTTATGTATTGCAAGGAACAGTTCCTTATTATGACCCAACACTTTTTGATCCAGCAACTGATAGCTATGATACAGCTGCTAAATCATATAACTTTGAATTACACCCATCAGAAGAAAATAATTTAGTAGTAAATATATTAAATTACGCTGGTGTAGTTATAAAACAAGCCGATGTAGCAGGATTTGCACAAGGCAAAGAACAACAAAACGCAGCAACTGAACAATAAATGGCAATATCAAGAAGACCTTTAGACGTAGATAATTATTCCGCTTTAGACGGTGGAACTGGTTTA